GCCTTCAGCATTGGCGGTCGTGCGATTAAGGAGAAGATAGATGAACCTTCTTAAACAACTAGAGCTTGATGAGTTATCTCTGGTGGATCGCCCAGCTAATGCGTCTGCCAAGGTTGCCCTATTTAAGCGCGATACAGAGGAATCTGATATGACTAATGAAGTCGAAAAAATGTCCGATGACCTAAAGGCAAAACTAAAGCCTTATATGGACAAAGGAATGAATGAAGAAGAGGCTATGAAGGCATATGAAATGGACATGAAAAAGTCCGATGAAGAGCCTGTAGACCTAAGCTTGGATGTCCTAGAGGCAGAAGTGGAAACACTGAAAACTCAGAACGAGGACCTTCGTAAAGCTCTTATCGAGAACGGCTTTGTTATCAAAGCTGATGCAATCGAAAAGAAAGAGGAAGTAGAGACGATTGAAGTAGAAGGTGAGATGGTTGTTAAATCAGACATCCCTGCTCCTGTCTTGAAAGCTCTTGAAGCGGCTGCAGTAGAAAAGCGTCAGGTTGAACTACGCAAAGCTGCTGAAGCTGAACTACCTCACTTTGACGTAGAAGTTGCTATGCAGCTCCTAGATGTCATCAAAGAGGATGAAAAAGTCCTAGAAGCACTTAAGGGCGCAGACGCTGCCTTTGCTGCTGCAATGGACGAAGTGGGTGAGAAAGCAGTCGATGCTGACATGCTAGACCCACAATCTAAACTAGACAAGATGGTAGAGGCACATGCAGCAGAGCATGGTGTCAACAAATACGCTGCTTTTGATGCCATCTCTAAAACAGCAGAGGGAAAAGCCCTCATTGCCAAAACTTATGAAAAGGGTGAGTAATCATGGCTGTACAAGAATCGCGTGATACACGCACATTTATTGCTGGCGAAGATCTATCATCTTCTCAGTTCAAATTCGTAACACTGGAATCAGACGGTCAAGTAGACCTAGCTGACGCCGCAGGTGAAAACTGCATGGGTGTAGTTATCAATGACCCTGCTTCAGGTGGAGAAGCAACTGTAGTTGTCTCAGGTAAAACTGTAGTAACTGCTGGCGATACAATCGCTGCAGGTGCGGCTATTGCAACAGATGCATCAGGTGATGCTGTAACTGCTGCTTCTACTAACATCATCATGGGCTATGCTTTGGAAGCTGGTGTTGACGGTCAAGTCATCGCCGTAGAGCTAATCCAAGGTGGTAACGCTGCTGCATAACCTGTAAATAGGAAGGAATAACAACAATGCCTATGTTAACCGCATCGCAGGTACATATTGATCAGCCGCTTACAAACCTGACAGTAGCGTACCTACAAGACCAAAACAACTTTATTGCTGATAAGGTCTTCCCAAACGTCCCAGTCGATAAAAAGACTAACAAGTACTACATCTATGACCGTGAGAACTTCTTCCGCAACGAAGTAACTGCTCGCGCTCCACGTACTCGTTCGCAACGTATCGGCATGAGCCTATCAACAGCGACTTACACTGCTGAAGTTCGTTCATTGTCAACAGACTTTGACTTCGAAACATTGGCAAACGCTGACACAGCTCTAGACATTCGTCGTGGCGCATCTGAGATGCTAACACACAATCTATTGATTGATCGTGAAAGCCGCTTCATGTCAACATTCTTTGGTACAGGTATCTGGACTACAGAATACACTGGTGTTGCTAATGCAGACAACGATACTGCTGCAGAAGTCACACAGTGGGACGACTACACAAACTCAACACCAATCGTAGACGTAACTAATGCTCGTCGTGCGATGCAGAAAGCTTCTGGTGGCTTCAAGCCAAACAAAATGGTTGTTACTCGTGATGTTCACGACACACTAGTCAACCACCCAGACGTACTTGCACGTATCAACGGTGGCGCAACAGTTACTAACACTGCTTTGGTAACTCAAGCTAAACTAGCTGAGATCTTTGAGGTTGCAGAGTACTACATTGTAGACGCAATCCAAAACTCTTCTGCAGAAGGTGTAGCAGAGTCACTAGACTTCGTTGCAACTAAGAAAGCAGCGTTGTACTACGCTCCTACATCTGCAGGCTTGATGGTTCCATCAGCAGGCTACAACTTCACATGGAATGAACTAGATAACGCATCTGGTTACGGTATTGACATTCGCTCTTACAGCGGTGACTTCCTACGTGTAGAAGGTGTTGCAGAACTACTAGAAGCAAACATGGCTTACGACCAAAAGGTTGTAGGTGCTGATCTAGGTGTATTCTTCAACACAGTATTGTCATAAGGAGTAGGTGAATGACCCGACCACCATTCCAATACGACAAGCCTGTCTTTGTAAGAACCCCTAATGGGCTTTTACTAAGTGGTAGGCGATATCCAAAAGGCGCTCTCGTTCCATGGAAGGAACGGGGGTTGCCCAAAGATAAAATTGAGCGTCTCTACAATGAGACACACCTTCATCACAACGAAGAGTTAGAGGAAGTAGTCTCAGCTCCTGTAGGTGATGGTCTAGATGAGATGAACCTAGAACAACTAGAGATTCTCGTAAAGGCTATTAACGCTAAGGTTAAAGCAAAGACTAAAAACTCTACAGAGTTCGATAAGAAGAAGTGTCGCAGTTCCCGAGTAAAAGACAAGCAGATTGGCTTGATACGCTCTTGGCGAAGAAACTACGGACATTTTGAGGCTGACTAATGGCTTGGACTTATGACGAAACTGATCTTGACAAAACAACGACTTCAGGTCGTCTGAATGTAGTGCGCCTTCTCATAGGGGACACTGACACTAACGACCAGCTAGTAAAGAATGAAGAGATCACTTTTGCTCTATCTGAGTCCAACAACAATGTTTACTTTGCTGGCTCTTGGGCAGCATCAGTAATCGCCTCTCTATTTGCTCGTAAAGTAGATACAAAATTAGATGGGGCCTTATCCGCTAACTACAGCGATCTGGCTAAACAGTACAAGGCCCTATCTGCAGACCTTCGTGAGCAAGGTCAGAAATACTCAATGACTTCTGCAAGTGTGAGAGCAGGGGGTATTTCCACCGCTGCCATTGACGCAGCACAAGCTTTAACAGATAGACCCTCTGCTGCTTTCTCTAAAGGGCAGTTTGATAACCCACCTAATGACTCTCAGTACATTCGGGATTATGACTAATGGCCTTCAGAGCATACGACCTCTTAAAACTCGTAGAGGAGCATGGGGAAATTCTTACACTCCGTAAGAAGTCACATGGGGCCTACGACCCTACTACTAGTACTGTTAGTAGTACCACTAATACTGACTACTCTATGACTGCATACTTCTACAACTATGAGCTAGGGGTATCTGACTTAAGTAATGTAGCGCGTGGTATGCGTAAGTGCCTTATCTCTGCTTTAGGATTGGCTGTTTCCCCAGACACAGAGGATCTTATCTTAGGTAATGGCGATCAAGTACATATTACTAACGTACTTACCATGTATTCCGCTGGCCAAGCTATTTGCTATATATGTGACGTGAGAGAATAATGCAGGTTACAGTTCGTAAGGCACAGATAGAGAAGAAGACTAAGAGGCTTCAGGAAGCTGCTGAGAGACGCATTTACGATGCACTAGACGAAGCTATCGACTATCTCTCGTTTAACGTCCCTGTAGACACTGGTGCTTACGCCAACTCTATGCACTTAAACTCTAGAGGCGATAGTAGTGGCTCAGGTGAGACTTCTCGTAGAAAGCAGAGACGACAAGCTGCTGACCCTGTACTTAACGAGATGGAGTCACGTCTCAGAGCTGGTCTAGAAAGCATAGACCTACTAGACGGAGCTACCATCGTTAACAATGCCCCACACGCAAACTATGTCGAAAACAGGTATGGCATCTTTGATCAACTTCGGAACTTCTTAAGATGAGCAGTATATATCACCACATACGCCGCGCTCTAGAAGTTAAGCTAGCCAATGAGAACATTGCTGACGTAGCTTATGAGAATGTTGAGTATAGCCCAACTACTGGTACTAGCTTTTTACAACCGTCTTTTATCCCGACAATCCGTAGACCTTCCGTAATGGGAACAAACCCTCAGCAAAGATACCAGGGTCTTTTTAGGGTTCTCTGTCATTCTGCTGAAGGTACTGGGCCTAACACTGCTGATAACCTTGCTAACAGTGTTATAGATGCCTTCGAAGCGGCAACAGATGTTAGCTACGATACAGGCTCAGAAACTTTACTGGTTTCTATAGACTACGCTGAAAGATCAGCAGGTCTGTTAGATGCCCCTTGGTACATCATCCCAGTCAACATTGGCTGGTATATCTATAATTAGGAGAATATAAATGGCCTTTGCACAGGGTTCTCGTTCCACGCTGTCTTACATCGAAGAATCAACCTTCGGCACGACACCTGCTGGAAACTTCCAAAACTTACCATTCAACACACACTCTCTAAACCTAACTAAAGACCGTGTTGCAGGTAACGAAATTCAAGCTGACCGTATGACACGAGTTGATCGTCACGGTAACACTCAGGTAGGTGGTGACATCGTTGTTGACCTACGTGATGGTGACTATGATACATTCTTAGAAGCAGCTATGCTTAACACATGGGACACAACCCCATCATCAGCACCAGACGTACTTAAAGTCGGTACAACACCTAAGTTCTTCTCTATCGAAGACTATGCTGCTGATATCGACCAAGCTCGTTTGTTCACTGGTATGACAGTATCATCAATGGCAATCTCTATGGCTCCAAACCAGATGGTCACAACAACCTTCGGTATGGTTGGCTCAGATATGACAATCTCAGCTACAGAGAAGACACAAGATGCAGCTTCATCAGCACAACCTTTTGATGCTTACTCAGGTGACTTGGCTATCGGTAACGTAGCTTCATCTTCATCTGCAGCTATCATCACAAGCATCGACTTTACTGTAAACAACAGCTTCTCACCAACATTCGTTATTGGTAGTGCTTCTGCACCATCTTTAGAATACGGTATGGCTGAAGTTGAGGGTACATTCACTGCATACTTTGAAGACGCTGCTCTAATCAACCGCTTCATCAACGAAGTTGAGAGTGAGCTTATCATCACAGTTAACGACCCTTCAGCGGCTAACGAATATGAGTTCATGTTCCCACGTATCAAAGTGAACTCCGCTGACGTTGGTGTTGAAGGACCACTAAGCCGACTAATCACAATGTCTTTCGTTGCTATCTATGACAGCACAGAAGGTACTAACTTTAAAATCAGTCGTCCCGAGACTGCGTAATCCCTAGCTAGGGCGAGGGGGGTGGTTGTCGGGTGCCGCTCCCCTCATTTTAATAACCCGACGAACCCCGAAGGAGACTCGACATGGACCTAATGGACCTAAAACCGAAATCTGAAGTGATCGAAGTTATCTTACTTCATCCAAATACACTAGAACCTCTTACAAATGACGATGGATCAGAGATGACTGTTTGTGTGTATGCCCAGTACTCTGAAGAGTAGCGAGCTGCCATCCATGACCAACAGGATCGTCGAATTAAAGCAATGCAGAAGAAGGGTAACTCAGGAACCTACTCTGCTGCTGACCTAGAGCGGGACTCTATCGAGCTACTCGCCAAAGTAACAAAAGAATGGGACATCACCTACGGAGGTGAGAAACCCAAGTTAACTTTAGGTAAAGCTAAAGAGGTTTACTCAGACGTATTCTGGCTACGCAGTCAGATTGAGGAGGCTTTAGCTGATAGTCTGGATTTTACGAAGGCTTGATCGAAGAGCTGCTAGAGTTTGCTGAACACAGCTTTAAGCTCAGTAAGACCGATCAACATGGCGTAACTGAAAGAGAACACTTAGAAGAAGTAGAAAGGCAGACTGGTAAGACACCGCAAGCGTTAATTGG